ATAAGTTAGCCTTCTCTGCTTCAGCGGTGGGGTAAAAATTTAAATCAATAACGTTGTCTAGCATTCGCATTTGGATGGCTATCGTTTTCGATAGCTTTTCAAAATCTAATTCGCCGTTATCATTAAGATGCTCTTTCAAGTTTACAGAGCTTAGGTTGCATACGGCCGTTTCGCCAACTTCCGTTTTGACTCCATTGGAGAATTGAGACGGCTTAGTGTGGAGGAATATCTCCGTGCAGAGGTTGGAGCTATGTATTACCCCTTCGTGGGAGTTGGAGTAACGCATGTTTGCGTTATCCTTAAAGGTCATCCAAGGGTGGCCTGTCTCGAATAAAACTCGAAGCATTTTTTTCCATAAGTCTTTAGCTTTAACTTTTTTGTGGTTATTTATTTTCCCCGAGTCAGCCATCTTGCAGTATTCCTTGTAGCGTTTATCGAAGTCCGCACCATACAGTTCGTGTAGGTCACGAACGTCTGAGGGGGAAAACAGATACCAATCTTCGTCTTTTTTGATGCGGTCCAAGAATAGGTTGGGTAGCCAGTTCGCTGTGTTTAGGTCGTGACACCTCCGGCGTTCGTCGCCCGTATTCCTCTTAAGGTCAAGAAAGTCTTCTATATCTAGATGCCAAGGCTCAAGGTAGGCGCAGCCAGCGCCGGGGCGCTTGCCCCCCTGATTAACTGCCACAAGTAAATCGTTGTAAATTTTAAGCCAAGGGACAAGACCACTAGAGGTACCGTTCGTCCCCTTAATGTGAGAGCCGGAAGAGCGAAAATTAGTAACATCAAAACCTAATCCTCCTGCGAACTTAGATTTCCGCGCCTCTTGCCAAGCTCCTTCGAATATGCCGTCAATGCTGTCATCAAAAGTATTGAGGTAACAAGAGCTGAGCTGACTGTGGGTAGTCCCGCTATTGAAGAGGGTGGGCGTCGAACAGCATAAATGGAATTGAGAAATCGAGTCGTAAAACTCCATAGCCTTCTTTTCTTTGTCTTCCTCGTTCAATGCGAGCCCCATCGCTACTCGCATCCAGAAAGATTGTGGAGCCTCTAGCCTCCTATCGTCTAACTTCAAGAGGTACCTGTCGTAAAGTATTTGTAGGCCTAAGTATTTAAACTTGAAGTCTCTCCTGAGGGAGAGGTGCTCCGAGAGCCTCTTTAGGTCGAAGTCAAGAAACTTTGGGGTTAGTACGTCTTTCTTGATCAAGAACTTTACGTTTTTGATAAATGATAACCTGTATTGGTGGTCAAAGGCGTCCTTGTCGACACTGCTTCCGAAGACTTCTTTATGAATGTTGAACAGCAAAAGCTTTGACGCGACGTAATTGTAATTGGGCTCCTTTTCTATTTTTTGCCTAGCAGATAAGATTAAGGCTTGGTCAATCTCCTTTGTCGTCATCTTGTCGTACAGCTGTACGTGAGCGTCTAGCACTATCTCGCTTGCTGAGACATTGTTTATGTCTTGACAGGCTCTTTCTGCACAAAGGTTAATTTTGTTTATGTCTAGCTTTTGAAGGCGGCCGTTTCTCTTCTTTACGTTCGTGGGCTCTTTGTTCATTTTTCCTTGAGAGGGGGGTTTCGTTACTGTATTAGAGTAACGGATCTTTTTTAAAATGGAAGCTTAAAGTTAGATCTCCCTCCCGTTAATGGGGACGGCGAATCCCTTCTCGGGAAGTTTAACTAGGTGAGCTTTGGTGAATAATATTTTATGATACTCTTCGAACTGACTGGGGTGGTAGTTGTCGATCCTGTTAAGTTGGAACTTGACTGGGGTGTCTATGAGCCTTGACCAATCTTTCTTAGTGTAGTACCAGAAGCTGTTCGAATTCCAATAGCTAGCTTTAAGGGGATCCATGAAGGCTCCTCTACCGTCTGTGCTTGGTACGTCTATTATGAACCAGCCGTAATCGCTTAAGCACCTATAGGCTTCTTTCATTACGTGGATTGGATCTTCGAGGAAGTTGAGGGAGTTCCAAGATCTGAATACGCCTACGGAGCCGTCTTCGAAGGGCCAGTTGGGCTCGTTTAGGTCAAACACTACGTTGCTGCCGTTTTCTTTTTTATCTACGCCTGTAAAGTCTGAGTACGTAGACGAGCCGGACCCTAGGTCGATTTTTTTGAGATTGTTAATGTCTGCCCATTTACTCGCTACTTCGAGTATGTACACGTCATGTATCTGCATAGTAAGTTCTTGAATTTTCTTATTTTTTTCGTTAGCGGAAGTTCGCTTCTCGAAGGCGTGGTATTTGTATAGGGGTTTAGGAATTCTGTGACAGCTGCCTTTTATGTACGTCCTGCATAAGAGTTCGTAATCGTCGCATACATCCAGTTTTTCTTCGTGACCGCCAATCTTGTCATAGAAAGATTTTTTCCAAGCGCGAACGTGGTCTGGGGCGTACCATATGTAAGAGAGCGATAACGCGGAGGGGTCGTGAGAGGGATGGTATCGGTTTCCCTCTTCGTCTATTTCGACCTTCCATCCGAAATCAGAAGAGAATGGCGTAACGTAGTCCCATTCTCTTGCTTCAGGAATCGCCCCTGATTCGTTCTTTCTTTCCGTCAGAAAATAGTCGTCTGAGTAGACAAAATCGTACCCTTCGTTGAAAGCTTTGGAGAGCTGCTCTAGGCATTCTGGCATAAGGGCGTCATCATGATCCAGCTCGACCAAGTACTCCCCCTCTGCTTCACTGCAACACTTCTTTTTAAGGAACCCGATATTTTTCTCCACAGCTTCCTCCTTTTTGTCCTCGGGTGAGGCGGGCGGCTGTTCTTCTTGTCGGATAATTTTAAATTTTATTTCAGAACCAGACAACTTGGTCTTTAGTTCTGCTTCTGAATCAAGGGCCCCCTTGTTCAGTAAAATGACCCATTCGAAGTCTTTAAGCGTTTGGTTCTTGAGGCTTTGCAGTGGCTGGTCTATGTCCTTAATGTCGTGAGTGGGAGTGAATACTGAGAATTTCATAATGTCCTTTTCTTGTTTCCTGATTTATTTGGGTGAGCTTTCCCCGTCTTCTTTTCGTAGCTAGTTACAGCCTTCTGCTTAACAGGGTCGAGTCCGGCGGATCTTTCCCTCTTGTTGCATAGTTCTGCTGATAAGTCAAACATATCCCCGGCTGTCATGCCTTTTTTAGCTGTGCGTTTCATCCAGTCCTTCTCGGAGAAAGCGTCGATTTCTGTATCTATGGAAGCGTTTGGGGAATGCCATACCCTTTCCCACTCATTGCCAGCTTCATCGAAGAACACGTGATCCTCCTTCATCGACTGCATTACCTGTACAATTTCTCCTGTCTTTGGGCTTACGAATTCGTAAAGTGGCATATCGAAGTTTATTATAGCACCATGTTAGAGAAAAGCAAAAAGAAACCCCCTTTAAAAAAAGGGGGGCTTGTTTTTTTTGAGGGAGGCAACTACAACACGTCCTCTTCAGAAACCTCCTGCACTCCTGAGGATACGCCGACGTCTTCGGCAGGGGGGGTTTGACCGCTTGTAGTGGGTTGGGTGCGGGGGATCGACTTATAGATTCGGAAATCAGGATGGTTGTCCTTCTGTTTGTGCTTATTGTTAAAGATAACGACCTGCAGCGTTTCCTCACCGCCCATGCCGTCATCAATCTTAATGTGTCCTGAAAGGAATTTTTGCGTAGACGACTGTTTTTTCCATAGGGCGCCGACTTCTCTTTCGGACCAATCATTTTTATTTTTTTGTTCACTCATGTTAGATTAAGTATACTTTGTTTTTAGCTCCTGTCAACAACTAATTTTAGATATCGTCATAAAGCTCCTTCGATGTCAATTTCTTATTAAGAATGTTAACTCCCCTTTGGTGCAAATTAATGGCTGTTTGGGTGCTGGTATCTATCTGGGAGGCTATTACGCTCCATGTCACCTTCTTCCTTTTGGTGTTTCTGTCGAAGTACCTTAATTTAAAAACCTTAGATATTCTTTTATCTTTTAATTGGTTTAGTATTTTGAATACGTAATCCCTTTCATCCTTCAAGGAACATTCAGTGTCAAAGTCTTGCTTGCTTTTATCGGTTAGGTACAGGTTAATGGTTTCGTCTTCCAAGTCTACTTCCTTGCTGTTTGAATTTATGAAAGTCAAGCAGTGGTACTTTGTGCAATTACCCAGCCATGTAGAGAATTTACACTTTTTGTTAGCTTTATAGGACAAAACGGCCCTGAAGATTACGAAATCTCTATCGTCAAGAAGGTCGTCCTTCCTTAACCCTTTCGCGATGACTACCGGTATATACCTTTGGCAGATTTTGTAGTACAGCTTCTCGTGTCTACTGAGAATCTCCACGAAACTGTCGTTGCAACCGTTGTCCTTTACTCTCCTCACAAGAGTATTATCTACTAACGGTTTCCTTTCTGGTTTTTTTCTTGCAGCCATTTCATGAAATTATCCACATATGGAGATAATTCATCAATATGACCACTTTCAAGGAGTTCCCATTCGATTTGAAAGTCACTTTTTTCCTTAACTTTAGGGTCGTTCCTTTCCTCCTCGGAGTTTGCAGCCGCTTTTACCTCCTTAACCAAGGCTCCTTCGTTTGCGTCACTGCGGTAAGAGAACTGGGAAATATGTACCAATACCCCGTTAAGTTCATCCTTGAGCCAACCTACTTCATCGCCCTCATAGTCGTCATAGCGAATATCTGTAATAATCTTTACGCCGTTGAAGTCGTCTTTTATGATCTTGTCATGAAGAATTTCGATCCAATACCTTCCTTCTGTAAGCTTCCTTTTCGTGATTCCGTGAGCGACCAAGAACGGTCGTATGATCTCCTTTTGGTCTCTTGCACAGTCGACAGGGTCTATCCCGTAATGCAACTTGCACCAACTTCGAGCCTCCCGCTTTAACGTGGAGGCAAGAGAGAACTGCTTGCAGGGTACAGACTGGGACAATAGCGAGTAGAATGTGTCCTTGCCTGACCCAGCGACACCAGCGACACCGATTATTTGGTTTACCATAACGTCAGTATATATATTAATATTAATGCTTAAAAATAACAATCTTCGAAACGACTGCTTATCCTTTGATTTTTTCCTATGGGTTGAGAAAGCCGATAGGCTTTCGGGATAAGAACATAGCTGTCCACTTGGATAAAAGTATCGTTCCTCAACTAAGCCGCTTCAGTCCTTCGCGTTAACCTCTTTTAGTTTCGCTGGCTGACCTGTTAAGATATGTGATTCTTTGCTCTATGCGGTGGGACTTTTCTTATTGACTGCTTATCCTTTTTCCTCTTGGGAGGATTAAGTTTCTAGCTTAAGTATTGCTACTTACATTAGCCTCAACTGCCGCTTTTTCCCGAAATAACAGTAGACTTATTAGGTCTAATTGGCTAAGGTCTTTTTACGGGCCTGTGGTCTCTTACGAGTTCGAGTGAGGTTACCCCCTCACAAGCTATTCACCGCTTACAAAGAACTTCGACCAGTCTATCGACTTTTTTATTTGAAGCAAGCATTATTTTTTCTTTTTATTATTTTCTTTATCGTCGTCAGGAATATCATCATCACCGGGACCAGAAAGACCATCAACCAGACCATTTATATCGCCACCTGCGCTTAAATCGACTATGATCTCTTCTTTTTCTGTCATTTTTTGTTTGTAAAATTGAATTATATGAATAGCATTTCTTATGTCTTTATCGACTATGCTGGTCGCAGCCGCAGCATCAGTACTGTCCTCGATCATGGCGCAGAAATCGTTAATCTCTGCAGCTAACCACTTAGCGGTAAAAGCACTTAACTCGACACTCTGAACGTAGGCGTCGTAAGGCTTGTTAAGTACGAAATACTTTTTATCGGCATACTCCTGAGAGGCAACCATCCCTTGTTCCTCTAGCTGACCTAAAGCCAGCCTGAACGCGGAAAGAGTCTCCTCTTCATTATCTAATATCGGTAATATTTTTTTTAAATCTTTATTAATTTCGAAACTATCACTAGTTTCATACCACACGAAAAGGTGATTAGATGCATCTAAAACGTTCATACATAATATACTCGAAGAAAAAGGGATTTGTTCAAAAAAAAAGTTGACGTCACATAAAAATAGGTTATACTTTTTAAAGTATGAACAGCAAAATCAAAGTTTCGCAACAAAGAGGTCGTCCGCCAGTAGAAATACAATGGCCGGACGTTGTATTCACTGC